GAAGTAGAAAAGAAAAGACAAGAAATGATTACAGCTCAAACAAAAGCTGAAAGAGCGTCAGTTCCTGGAAACACAACAGGCAAGACTGACAAAGAACCTATTGCGATTAACACTATGGAAGAATTTAATAGCCTATTAGCCAACTCCGCTAAGAAATAAAAACCATTTATTAATTAACGAGGAGGTAGATATTATATGAATTTCAACGCTTTAAATCCAGTTACAGATATTAATTCTGTAATAGAACAAATGAATAACAGTGGATACAAAGTACGTCCAGAGTTATTCTATGATAAACAATTATTAGATACTATACGTCTTGGTGCTGACCAATATATATTCTATAGATTGGCTAACACTACTCCAATTCAAAATGGTGCAGAAAAACTACAAATGCGTAGATGGGCTCCATTACAAGCTCACACTGTACCACTTCTTGAAGGTGTTCCACCTATGTCTGATAAAGGAAGTATGGAAGCTTACGAGATTCCTACATTCAGTTACGGACGTTACATGGAATTCACTGACAGAGTTAACTTTGAATTAATCGACCCAGTTATTGCTCACTATACAGCTGAGTATTCAATCGTAGCATTAGAGACTCTTGATCTATTAGCTCAAGATGCTCTAGTTACTGTAGCACAAGCAACTTATGCAAATGCTAAAGCTAACTTCGCTGCATTAAATATTGGTGACGTTGGTTCATTAAATGACTTACGTATTATCGTAAACTCAATGAAGAAACAATTAGTTAAACCTAGAAATGGAAATAGATTCCATGTAATCGGAACTCCTGATTTCTACTTTGATATGATTAGTGATCCACTTGTAGAAAAGTATATGACTATCAATCAAACTACTAAAGGATTCTATGATGACATGGGACCAATCCCACCAATGTTTGGTATGGAATTCTATGAAACTATGGCAATGCATAATACAGGAGAGTATACTACTGCTACTGATGATTACCTATTAGTTTATAGATTTAATACTAATACTGGTGACTATGAAACTGCTTCATTAGATGCAACTACTTATAGAAAGAAAGTTACTAACGGATTCGATCCAACAGATACACTTGGTGGATATGTTATCGATCCTAGAACTGGACATGCTGCATCTTATGTTCCTGGTTTAACTTACTGGGATATTGATGCATACAATGCAACAGTACAAGATGGTTTCGGATTATTCCAAGAATTAAAAGTTAACAAAGTATTTGTTCTAGGAGCTGACTGCTTAACTAGAACAGAAATTGCTGGACAAGGTAACGCTAAAATGTACGTTAAACCTCTTGGTTCAGCTGGAGTACTTGACCCTATTGATCAAAGACAAAGTATCGGATTTAAAATTAACTCAGTTGGTTTCGGTTCTACAAGACCTGAAGCAGTTGTTATCTACTACTGCGTACCAACTCAATCAAATATGATATAAAATTAATAGGAGGTACTAATGGCTAAGAAAGTCGATAGTGAAGAAGAGCTAAATAAACTAAGCGAAGAGTTCGGTGTAGAAACACCTAAAGCTAAACTTAAAAAAGATGTAGCTTTAGAATCTAATGCAAACGCTGCCATTTCTGTATTAGAAAAGAAACGTAGAAGTCTAGTAGATTTCTATAAGAATGAAGAAAAAATTCCTGTAATGATTTCTCCGTTATATGCACCTTACTTAAGTAGAGTTGTGCGTGAGTCTGTAAACGGTATTGTTGTTGAAGTTCCAGCTAACGGACAAACTTACAAAATCAATAAGACACATGCAGACCATATTATTGCAAAGATAAAAAGAATCGATGCAATGATTGCTCGTCAAAAACGTGCAGGTTCAGTTACTGAAAACTTTGAACGCACGCCTGGCGAATTACATATATAATAATTAGGCGATGCGAAAGCACCGCCTTTATTATTAGAAAGGAGATACTATGAAAATAAATACACTAGTAGATCAAATTAACAGAGGTAATATTGCTTCTGATTATATAAGAGTACCAGAAATATATTATTATATGGATAAAGTTATTGATGATATTAATGACCGACTTCAAGCTAAGTACCCATCATTCTCTGAATACGCCGATTTCGTAGAAAAATGGAATGCAAAGTATCCTAATAATCCTTTAGATAGAACTGATTATAGTGTGCTACCAGATAAATGGTTACGCAAAATATTACCTGTTGGTGTTGCACGCTATTATTATATGAAGGATGAGGAAGGTGAAGTTGCTGCATCAGATTACTTCAGAACATACGAACAAAACTTATTTTATTTAGTTAGAGATTATCATAGTCAAGTTCCTGAAGTATTTCAAAACAATGATGGTGGATTCGTTAGAACTTTATATGAACATGAAAATGTTCCTGGTTTAAATCCAAGGGGGTTGGTGTTCAGTGACAACGACGACTTTATCCTATAGATTAAGACAACGTAATCAAAGAACTTTAACACAACCATGTACTTATAGTCTTGGTATGTTCTATACTGATTTTGTTGTTCCAGATAAATACGCAAAGGTTTTGGTTAATTATGACATTAATGATTCTTCAGGTGCTTTAGCTACTAGACCAGGAAAATTAAATGAGGTTGTTCTTTTAAAAGATGTACGTGTTAATAGTGACGATGAAGGAACTATAGACATTGCAGAATATGGAGAGCCACATCTAACAGATTTCCTATATACTAGTAAAGCAGATAACTTTGATTTACAACATACACCAGAAGTAGAAGGTTTCTATGATTCTGTTTTATCTTTTGGTAAACCTATGAAGATGAGTGATGTCATTCCCGCAAATGTTTTATCAGAAAATATACGAGATAGAATGTGTATTGCTGCAGCCTATAAAAGTACAATTACTAAAGACGGTAAAACAAAACAAGTAATTGGAAACCATGGTTGGGGTGCAATACAAACTAATAAAAAAGATTGGGGTCTATTCACAGAAGCTTATGCATATCCTTATAATGTACCATCAACACTTTGGGATTATGTATTAGGTGCTGTTACTGCACGTACAATACATAATGCTCAAATGTTTGATTGTCCTATTACTAATGATATACATAAACCAATATATACTGTTCTTAATGGAGAGATATACGCATTTAGTATACCGGCTCTAGATTATATAGAAGAAGGTGCACACACTGAAATCTATCCAACTAACGTAAATAAATTTGAATTATCAAAAATATTTATATCTGAATATAATCCAGAGGTAGAAGCTTATAAACACTATAATATTAGACGTCGTAAAATAGAACCTAGAGTTCTTCCTGCACGTTATGCTTATAGTTCTGGATTCAATTTATTATTAGATGATCCATATACTTTCAAAAATCAAGCAGGTGCTACTGAAATAGAAGGAATCATTTATTATGAAAACAATACACCAGGTGCTAAAATAATTCCAATTACTGATTTAGAATTAAACAACACTTATTTTATACGTGTATTCACACAATATATTGTAGATGCTAATTATGAAATAAAGTGGGAATACAGTCTAGATGGTAAAGATGGATCATGGGAAGACATGGATGATGGCTGGATAGAAATAGGACATATTACTGATGATACAGTTATTGGTAGAACTTTTACTATAACTGATAATTATTTCTATATTAAAGTTACACTACGTGAAGTTGGTGAACAAGCTACTGAACGTCAGACATCGTTCTTATATATGACTACTTCTTCTGATGAAAGAACTGAACTTAAAAAATGGGACTTATCTTCAGCACAGGGGATGTTTACTTGGAAACATCTTATAGGTCTATGGGGTGTTAAAGATGCAGAGGACACAATATTCTTCTCAAATGTTGACGAGCCTGCTTATTTCCCAAGTTACTCTTATCAAACATTTGAAGGTAAAATTATTGGAGTAACTCCAATGAATGAGACTTTAATAGTTTGGACAGCTGATGGATGCTATGCTATGACAGGAGGTCCTAGTAATAACACAATGCAAACAGTACAAGTATTATCTAATGTACACATTACACCATTAGATGCAGAACTTTGTACAGTTCTTAAAGACCAAATGTTCTTTCAACTAGACCATGCATTCTATGTATTAAAACCAAATGCTAACACAAGCGATGCCACAGATTTAAAAAGTTATTTAAATTCTGTAGCTATTGCAGATTTACTAAATAACTTTAAACCTAGAATTATTTCAATACTTAATGATATGTATAAGTCTGTTATAGTTAAAGAACATGCCCCTATGCATAACATAGGTAAACATGGTATACAAGATTTCGAATTAACAAATGTATATTCCCAAATCTCAAATGGTGTGCTATATTATTCTTGTAAGATACACCCAATATTTAAGTATGAACAAATACTTAATGATATGTTTATACATTTATTATATGACCCAATCACAAGAACTTGGCGTCTTCAAACAGAAGGTTTAATGGAAGGTGGTATAGATAATGCTAGTCCATTAAGACATAAAGATAAAAATACAAATATAGTATATACATTTGATCCTTTCAGATTTAATAAAAAGTTTATAGTTGCTGGTATTGCAGTTAATAGATTTGATAAAGACCATATATCAGATAACTGTACGCTTAATATGAAAGATGAAAATGCTGACTATATTAAAACAAATATTAAAGCAGACAACTATCAGTTCTTAGATACAGGGCATCCTGCTATAGATGATAGACCTGTTAAACGCTTTAGAGAATTACAAATAGTTATTCAGAATAAGAATCTAGATACAATAAGATTCTTCTCTGAGTTCTTAATAGATGGTCACAAAACTGTAGATACAACACATTATGATGTTAAACATATCACAGATGAAAGTGACCCAGCTTATGGACAAATATATGTTGCACCTACAATGATAGAAAACCTAGAGTTGTATGGAGATACACATCTAGAGAACGATGCTACAGATGGTTGGCAATTAGATTTGTCTCAATTTCCAAACCTTGAATCAGTCACAATAAGGTTTGAATTATTCGGTAAAGGTAAACATGCTCGTTATAAACTTATCTCTACTGATTTAAAACGTTATGAAATAAGCAGCATAGTCTGGGTAACTAGAACTATGAATGCTAGATAGGAGGGGTTATGAAATTTATTCCTAAATATATAACAACAGATATCCTTGCAGACTATGGTGAACATTTAACACATGAAGCTTATAATGAGATGGTTTTACTTAATAGTACGCAAGGAGACTACAACACAAAAGTTCTTAATCAATTATTTAATACAGACGAAGGAATACAAATTCCGTATCTAGATAATAAGATTAAGAAAGTTACTGATGACCAAGCCACAATTAATGAAGATATGGACCAAGTTGTTGCAGACATGAAAGCTTTGGCTGGTTCATTAAGTAAGTACTCAACAATACTTGAAACGCGTAGAATGATTCAAAATGCTACTCAAGACTTTGTTAAAACAAACAAAATTAAAGCAGGAGAGAATATTGAAGTTGAAGTCGACGCACTTAACAATGTTACTATATCAGCTACAGGCGGAGGTGGTGGAGACGTTACTCAAGAATATGTAGACGAACACGATGCTTCTACATTAGATGCTGCTAATAACTATACTGATAATGCTATAAGTAATATAGATTTAGATGATTATGCTACAAAGAATTATGTAGATGATGCTATATCTCAAATAGATTTAGATGATTATGCTACAAAAAATTATGTAGATGACGCTATTGCAGACATCCCTATCCCTGTAGTTCCTACAGATATATCTGCTTTCAATAATGATGTAGGTTATATTACAGACTATACTGAAACAGATCCAATCTTTGGAGCTAGCCCAGCTGCAGGTATTACTGCACAAGATATAATTAACTGGAATAACTCTGGAGGACTTGTTAATCTTTTAGATGGAAATGCTACAGGATCTTTAAGAGGGGTAGATACTCTTGATGATGCAGATCCAGATTATCCTACATACGCTATAGGACAAGACGCTGTAGCTTTAGGTTATGGTACACGCGCAGAAGGTGCTGGTAGTTTTGCTGGAGGTTCTGGGTCTTGGGCAGAAGGTTCTAATGACTTTGCTTTTGGTTCTGGTGCACACGCATCAGGTGGACAAAGTGTAGCCTTTGGAAGCGGTGCAACAGCTTCAGGTAGTGGTAGCTTTGCAGTAGGTAATGGTGCTACTGCTTCAGGAAGCACATCTGTTTCTATAGGACAAGGAAGTACTGTAGCAGGTTCTTCAAGTTTTGGACTTGGAACTTCTAACACAGTTGATGCTAATGCTTTCTCTAGTGCTGCTATTGGTTTAAGTAATACAGTTTCAGCAGGACAAGGAGCTATGGCGCTAGGTTATGGTACTACATCTTCTAGTTATGGTTCTGTTGCTGAAGGTTTACAAACAACATCATCTGCTTACGGGTCACATGCTGAAGGTGGATATACTACAGCAAGCGGTGATTATGCGCATGCTGAAGGACAACACACTATAGCAAGTGGTACAAATGCACATGCTGAAGGGCAATATACAGAAGCAGGTACTATGCAACATGTTGAAGGATATTATAACTTAGTTGAACAAATGCCAATAATACATATGGTTGGTAATGGAAATTCAGATACAAGATCCAATGCTTACACTTTAGACCTAATGGGAAATGGTTGGTTCGCAAGAGATGTTTATGTTGGTTCTACATCAGGAACACATAGAGATACTGGTTCTGTAAAACTTGCTAGAGAAACACAAATACTTCCAACTATAACAAGTGGTGAGTTTATGTTTGAAGGCAAACCTGTTGGTACTTATTTAGTGCATAATGGAAGCACGAATCCACAATATGATATCACTTACAGAGGAAATATGACATTTAGAGCAAGTACTGCTACATCAACTAGAGTAACTGTAACAGCACAATGGGGATTATTATACATTATTAAACCATATGATGATGCTGACACAAACGAAATATTTGCTTATGTATTATTTGCTAACGGAAAACCTGACGGAACAATGGAATTTAGATTACAATCTATTAAAAGAATAAGTTCTGGTTATCGTATTCAATTCAGTGATATGATGATTACTAATAATGAAAGTCCTATTAGACGACTTGTTAGAATGTATGATAGTTCTTCTACTTATAATGTAGATGACTTAGTTCTTAGGACAAACGGTTGGTTATATCGTTGTACTACAGCTATAACAACTCCTGAAGAATTCGATAGTTCACATTGGACAAGCTTCTACGATTATGGAATAGACAAATATATAGATGAAAAAATTGCTGCTGCATTAAACCAATAGACTAGTACAAAGGAATAAGAAAGGAAAATTAGTGTATGAATAATAAGGAATTTGAGACAGAAGTACTTATGCGATTAACTGTTATAGAAACAAAACTAGATGACTATAACAAAATAAAAGACAAAACAGAAGATGCTTATGTACAGTCTATTGCTAATAGAGATGACATAGCAGAGATACAAGATAAAATAAAATGGTTATCGCGTTATCTTGCTGGTGCGTTTATTACTGGACTTGTTAGTTTAGCTGTAGCAATAGCTAAGACGGTACTAGATAAAATATAGGAGGCAATATGAAAACGGTTGCGGAAAAGAATGATTTAATAATTATGTTGTGTCTAGTTGCTTTAGTTTTTACGCTTGTAATAGTAGAAGCATTACTAAATTATAAAATAGACACAATCATAACTACATCTAAAGAACCTACAATATGTGTTCCATTAGTAAATGAATCTTATCATGGAGATAGATACTACGTTTACTGTATGAACAAAACAGAGTACGAAATGGAAATGGAGGCTTTAAAATATGAAAAAAATATTTAGAAAGAAATGGTTTAAAGCTGCTGGTATTCGTGCTATTAAAACAGTAGCACAAACTATGCTAAGTTATATAACTGTTGGTGCAGCTATTAACCAAATTGATTGGGCAACTGCAGGTAGCGTTGCACTTGTTGCTGGTGTATACAGTTTATTAACAAGTGTTGCAGGACTTCCTGAGTTAGATAAAGATGCGAAAGGAGGTGAATAACAATGGCTACAAAATATTATTTTGCAGGTAGAGATCTTAAAACTGAAGTTAACGTAACAGAATACGAAGGAGAAAGAGAAATAGTTACTCTAATTCCTGAAGTTCCAGAGATTAAAAATCTAGAACCAATCAACAAAGATGCTGAAAGAGAACCATCTGCTAATGTTTATGCGGGACTTATCGGTAACGCTCCTCATGAAATAGGAACTCGTGTTGCTCCAGCTAATGGTACAGTTGGTTGTCCTTTCCTTGTTATTGAAAAGGAAGAAGAATCAAGTGAAGCTGAAGGAAACGAAGGAGACTCTGATAACGGGTAAGAATAAGGCATAGGTACTCCTATGCCTTTATTTATATGGAGGTAATATTATGGAAAATGAAAAAGATATAGATGAAATGACTGAAGAAGAAATAATTGCTGTGTATGGTGCACCACCTGAGGATATCCCAGTTGGTCCTAAAACACACGGAGTGGAGGAAGCTTATGAAACTGGCGACAAGAATATTCAGGAAGAATAGAGGTACTGGTGCAAATGAGTATTATATAACTTCACCTTTTGGTTGGAGAATAGATCCTAAGACTGGTGTAAGAAAATTCCACGCGGGTTGCGACTATGGTACACACGGAAATAAATGGGCACAATACGCATTAGAATCTGGTATAGTTGAATCAGTTTGGACAGATTCTGCTGGTGCAAAATGTGTTCGTATTAGATATGATAGACTTGGTTATAGATGCATACATTGTCACTTAGATCGTATAGTTGTAAGTGCTGGACAATCTGTTGATGAAAATACTATAATCGGTTATACAGGTATGACTGGTTATGCTACAGGTGTTCACTTAGATTTAAGAGTACAATATATAGGTAGCAGTGAATATAAAGATCCAGAATCTTTTGACTATCAAGAACCTGGTCCTACACCACCTACGCCTACGCCTACGCCTACACCTGTACCTGTTACACCTTGGGCAGGTATAGTTAAAAAAGGTTCACCACTATACGATATGTACGGTAACAGATATCCTAACGGCGCATCAGCTAATAGAAAAGTTACAGTTACAGGAGAGCTTGGAAATAGATGGCAAGTATGGGGTGAAACATTTAGTCCACATACAGTATATGTAGATAAGGCTAATGTTGTTAAAGACAGTCCTTACCCTTATAACGCTGTTGTTAAAAAAGGCAGTCCTCTATATAATATCTATGGAAAACGTTATCCTAATAGTGCAAGTGCTGATAGACCAGTACAAGTACGTGGATTTGTTAATGGTAGATATGAGGTGTGGGGACAAACATTTAATCCACATATAGTATATGTTGATAAAAGTTCACTTAAATAGTATAATGAACTTAGATAAATAACTTATAGAAAGGAGTTGCGATTATGAAAGTAGGAGTTATAACAATTAATGGTAAGACAGAAGACGTCTATAGGGACTCTGCAGGTAATTATTACTACAGTAAAGTGGTTGGTGGTAATAAAAACCAAAAACAAATCCTAGATAAAATACAATCTAAACAAATAAAGTTTGATGGTATGCCTTATTCTAGTCCTTTTCCTACATCACCAACTAATCCACAAGACGCTTTAAAATTTCCTACATCTCCAGCTGGACAAAATATAATAAATTTTACAAAAGATAAAACAGATACAGGAAAAACAATAAGTAAAAATGGAGTAACATATGGAATATATCAAGATAAAAGTGGTAACTATGTTATTTCTAATGGTGCTAGTTCAACTAAATTAACAGATGCTGAAGCAAAGTCTGTAGGACTTCCTGTTAATGAAAATAAAAATACAACTACTACAAATGTGTCTCTTAATTTACCAGACTATTTATCTGGTATGACATACGGTGCGGTGTTACCAAGACTTATGTCAGCTTCTGAACTCGCAGATTTATATGGTTTAAAATATGACTATGATTATATTCTTGGAGTGTACAATGAAGCATCTGATGCTAAATATAGAGAAAATATAGAAAAAGCAAAACAAATTCAAGAAGATACTTTACGTAATCAAGTTAGTTTATATTATCAATACTTAGATGAAATACGTGCTCAACGTGCTAATGCAGTAAATACTGGTATTAATAGAGGTGCTTTTGCTGCACAAGAAGTTGCTAATTACTTAGCACAACAACAACAAATTACAGATGCATTATCTAAATCTAATCAAAGTATTTATGACTTATATAATGAAGCTGCTACACAACGTGCACAAAATAAGATTGATGCACTTAATAACTATCATTCACTTGGTGGTACTATTATGAATGCTGGTGGTAATATTTATAATGCTGATATTCAACGTTATGCTGCTGACTTAGCTGCACAATCTGCTGTTAATTCTGCACGTATAACTGCAGATGCACAAGTAAAAGCAAATGCAATACCATATCAGGTTCCTGGTTACCAAGATTATATAAATGCTTATTTAAATAATATGAAGTCACAAACAGGTAAATAACTCATAAATTAAAAGTAGGTGATATAATGTTACAAATGCCTATGGCTCCTGGGATGCCAATGATGCCTCAGATGCCTAAGATGCCTATTATGCCAAAGATGCCTAGTGCTCCCGCTATGCCACGCATTGGGGACCTAGGCTCTTTTAATAATAGCGTTAATAATTTTATAAATAAAAATAATCTACCTATAACAAACCCATTTGACGACCCAAGTAGATTTAGATCATTAGGGGATGTAGTCCTTAGTAGAAAACTAATACGCGAAAACAGTGGCTTATTAGATTTTTTTGGTGATGCTCTTGGTTGGGTTGGAGATAATATAATTGGGAATATCCCTATCATAGGTGGAGCTGTTGATGACTTTATAGATGGTGCTGTTGAGGGTGCAAAAAACATATACGATGATATAAAAGCAACCCCTTTCGTAGGAGACTTAGTTTCTTTAGCTGAAGATTATAATGTAAGATGGGTAGTTGGACTACCAGAACGTTTAGCTGGTTATGTTAATGATGTTTTAATAGAACCACTAACGTGGGGGTCTGATCCACTTCAAGCAATTAAGATGGATGTACTCAGTATTCTAAATGCAGTAGGTAAAGACCTTGATTTAATTACTGGTGCCAATGCTATTAAAAGTGTAGCCATTCCTTTATTAACAGGTATTGTATCTCAAGGAAAAGCAGGTAGTTTAGATCCAGCTGTATGGCTTGAGAATTTATATAAAAGCGTTGGACTAGACGAAGAAGCTGGGCTTACACATTATGAATGGAATACAGGTTTACTTACTGTAAAAGATATTCCTTTACTTGGTGATATTACAGGAGCTCTTGTAGATTTATTTGATCCAATTAAAGATGTTCCATTGTTAGGATTATTGTATGATGTTTCTAATATGGCTAATGAAATATCTTTATTAGACTTTGGTTTAGAAATATTAAGTAGTCCAGATACTTACATTAGTTTTGGTTTATCTGGTGCTCTTGATGCACTTGGAAAGAAACTTGTTAAAGCAGGAGGTGCTTTAGACAATGTTTCTGATGCTATTAAACGAGTAGTTAAAACATCTACAGATGCTCTTGAAAACCGTGAAAGTTTAAAAACACTTTTAGATAATATAAAATCAAAAGGTGCTGTTGATGCATTCACTGATTATTATTACAGTTCTATTATTAGTAATTTAAATGATCCAACTTTTGTTAAGACCTTAAGTTCTAGCGATGTAGATAAATTACTTAAACGTATTAAATCAGCTAAAACACCTGCAGAACTTTCTGATGCACAGGACGCTCTTAAAAATTATTTACGTAGTAATGTTTCAGATTATTTAAAAGGTTCTGCAAAAACTACTGCACATAAAGAATTACAACACGCTTTTGAAATAGCAGAACGTTGGCGTGCAGCATCTAATACTATGGAAACATTACAAGGTTTAGCTAGATATAATAATCCTATTTATGCAGTTAGATCTCTTGAAGATGCTTTAGGTATAAACTCTTTCTATAGTTATGTAACAAGTAAATGGCAGCAACGTAAACTAAATAAAATGAAAGCTATGCCAAAGAACTCATACTTCTATGATGATTATATATTAACTAGACAAGACAAAGAAGCTATACAATCTGACATAGACATGAGTTTAAAAACATATATAAATAATTTACCTAAAGAACTTCGTAATATAGAACCAAAAGTTTTCTTAGAATACTATGACGATGCAGTCAATAAAATCAGAAATAGCATTAAATATAAACAAGGTTTATTAGATGATGATGCTGTACATAAAGCAGCAATACAAGATATTCTTAAAAGATTAGAAGGAATATCTGGAATTAAAATAAGTGATAAAGTTAAACGTATGCTTACTGAATTAAATATAAAAGGACTTGATGTATCTAAAGTAGAACGTACTGCGTACCGTGGATTCTCTGAGTTCTTTAATAAATTACGTGCTTGGGATGCTGCAAATAAAGCAGTGACTTTCAAAGAAATATCTGATATCTCTAAATATTTTAATGACTATGCTTCTACATTATCTAAAGGATATAATACTAACTATGCCCGTTTAAAAGATATTAAACAAAACTTAATAACAAAAGGTAATCTTGCAGATTATAAATCATTCTTTAAACAAGCACAAGCAGATGTTGCAGAACATTCTATAAAAGAATTTGAAAATCTTTTAAACTTAATGCACCTTGATTCTAAAGACTTAAGAACTATAGATGCTTTATTAGATTTAAAAGACAGCAGTATACAAGAACTATCAAAAGTCTTTAGAAAGAATAAAATAGGAAATGATGTTTTATATAATGTATTAAAAGATACATTAGATAAACGTTATAAGACTTTAATAAACACTGCAAATATTCCTTTATATAAACGCATGTTTAGAAAAACTTCATTTAATGTAGATCCTATTAGATACTTTGAAACATTGCAACAAGCTTCTAAGGATTTGTTTGGTGAAGTTGTACATAGACAAATACAATTAGACCTTAACAATCGTATAGCTGCTGCAACAGAAGCGTATGGTGTTAAACTAAATACAGATAATATAACAGATATTATAGCTGGTAAAAAGAATGTTTATGCCCAAGTAGATAATGCGGGACGTTTAAATGGTAGACGTATTGTTACAGGAGATGTTGCTAGACAACAAAATGCTGTTAATAATTTAGCTAAAGGAATTAAATCTTTATTTGATTATAAGGAATATTTAGAGTACATGCCTTATAAAGATAAACATTTCTATGAAGAGTATACTGTATTCTCTGATGAAATAATAAATAATTTATCTAAAACAATACAAGAACTTGGTAGAAATGATGCTCGTTTTAATGTAATAAAAACAGATATTATTCCATTATATAAACGAATCTTTAAAGAAATTAATCCTACAGATTTAACAAAGGCACCCACAGAAAAACAACTAAATGAGATAATAACAAATGTTATTCTTAAAAAATATCAGCCTGATGATCTAATACGTATTGCAGATGAACTACAAGAAGTACGTATTCCTATGGCTTCTTTAATGAAAGATTTAGATGATGCTGTTAATTTAGGTGAGGCTCCTGATATATTAAAAGATATGACGGTCACATCTTTAAGACAATTTAATGACTTCATTAATACATTAACACAAGAAAATATTTCTTATGAGTTTAAAAATCTTGCTGAAACTACAAACACTTTATATAATTTAAAACTTGCTAATCGTTTACACCAAGCATACACTATGGCTATTATATCTAAACATGAAACACTTTATAAAAATCTACAAGACTTAGTTGATAATAACTCTATGCTTAATAAAGTTATGAAAAATATTACAAGCGTTTGTCTAGAAGCAGAAGATGAATCAATACAACAAATAGGAAGAAACATTGGAGACTTGATAAATAAAACAGAAGGCTTCTTTAATTATTCTGATTTCTATACAGAATTAAATGATGCTTTAAAATACACAACTGTTGATGACTTTGCAACTGTTATTAGTAATGAACTACAGAATATAATAACAACAAGCGGTTATACTTCTGAATGGGCAGACGTTCTTACAGATGCTGATATTGATAAAATAATGACACAGTTACAAAACAAAGTTATGATGTCGCTTGGTTCTCATAAATATATTAGTAACTTATCAGAAATTAAAACAAAAGAAATAGCTGACTTCATACAACATTCATTAAATAATAAATTTAATGCAGACATAGATGTCGTGTTTCCTAATGCTCTTGATAAAGCGCACCGTTTTCAGTTTCAACTATATGTTAAAAACATAGATGATGCAACATTAGAACAATTAAAAAAGTATTTAGAAGATGTTTATTCTTTTTCTGAAAATGATATCAATATACTTTATGAACAGGTTTTATCTGATTCAGAACTTGTTAATATTATTAGTGTAGAAGGTGGCTGGTATGGTAAATTAGATGAACCAAAAATTATAGGAGACTCAATAGTTAACTATGACACTATATACTATGATGAAACAGGAATACCTATTGCACTTTCAGATTCTCTTGATGTTACTAGAAAAACACTAACAAACTATATTCAAAAACAAAGAGAAGCAAATCTACCATTATTTAGTTTCTATGACCGTAGCACACTACAAGCTACTAAAAATATAAATGATAGTTTAGATGTTTTATTAAAGTATATAAAAGAACAAGTCAATGATGACCCAGATATATTAATGCCTTATCTATTTAGTTTCTTAAATATGTTTCAAGGTTCTGGTAAAACAAGACATACTCTTTCTGATTATTATAAACCAACTAGAAAAAGAAAAGTTGGTGACCAAGTAATATCTAAAGAACTAACAAATTTATATAAAAACACAGACGATGTAATGCTTGATACTGTATTAACAGATGCTTGGAATGATATTGATATGATGAATAAATGGTTAAAAGAGTATGGTATTGTTGATATAAATAACCTTGATGACATGTCTCCAGGTATTTCAAATGCTCTATATGATGTTGTCTTTGAAAAACTAGGTGAAAAAACTGAAAGCACTGTTGCTAACACACAAGTCTTAGATTCATATCTTAATCAACCTAGTGTTGTTGCACGTATACAACAAAAGTATTTAAGTTACAAAAGGAATGCACAACACTTTAAAAAAGCTCCTGAAAATATTGCAGCAGATCGTGCATACTTTTATATGATGGCTGTTAAAGACTCTAAGTTTGCAGACTACTTACGTGCATATACTAAAGATAAATATATAGGAGAAGAAACTTCATTAAAACAAATTATTGAAAAATTTTCTAATGAAGATATAGTTGATTTAAAATATATATTTAAGAATACAGATGCAGCTAAAGCACTTCCAGAACTTGAACAATCTTCTAAGTCTTATTTAGCACAAGCTTTAGATTATTATACAATCTTTAAAGAAACTCCTTTAAAAGATTTAGATATTAACTATATACGTGGTCAACTTGGTTGGATGTATAGAGATGCAGAGTTTGCATCAATGACTGTACCTAAAATAATAAAAGAAGATTTATATTCTGTACTTAAAACAAAATCATATACTGATATAGATATAAAAAATATTGTTACTAAACTTGGTGGTACTGAAGAAGAAGCTACTAAATTATTTCAAAGATTAAATAGAACCGCGGCACGTGGTGCTGTTGATAGATCCTTACGTGAACTGTATATCTGGTGTCTTAATAAAATAGAAGATGATGTACACATCATGTCTTGGTATACTACAGCTGTTAATAATAAACCTTTGTATCAAACAATGTATAATCTTAATAAGTCACAAAAGATTGCAGGTGATGCTGCTTATTCTTATTTACCTAAAGCAACATCTGAAGTATTAGCAGATGAAAACGTTAAAGAACTTATTATTAATGGTGCACGTGTTGAAGCTTTAGCAGTTGCTGGAATGAATCTTGAAAGAGGTGGTGTCTTTACAGAACCTCTTAAAGTAAATAAGAATCCAAAAAATCTTATAGAGAAAATTCAAAACAGTTATGCTGTCGAAGCATCTATTGAGTCTGGTAAAGCTAGTTATAATACACTGCTTGAAATAAATAAAGTGTTTGATAACTATAAATCAAAACAAAAACTTAAAACAGACTTAGCATATAATATGGAACAAACAATAAATGATTTACAAGTACAAGCTTTGTTTAGTTTAAATGCTAGAAGCCTTAGTGACTTTATTAGAGATAACTATGGTTTAGTTTATATACAAGGTTCTGATTTAAAATTACCATGGACTAGAGCACAATTAAAAAGAGTTGGACTTGATATCAAAAACATAGATAATGAGTTTATTATTTATAATACTAATAAAGCGTATGAATATAGTAATGTCATAGGTACAAAACAATTTGCTGATTATAAAATAAAAGCATATAGAGATACTTTAGATAAATTAAATCCATTAAAAGAAAAACTAAATGTATATACTAATGAGGCTTATACTCCTTTTGGAAATGATTTATTTATTCCTAGAACTATCACACGTTCTACTGTTGAAGATTTATTAGAAAAGTTTGAGATACAAGAAGCGTATCTAAATCCATACTTTTTTAATAACAACTTCACAAGAATGGATAACATAACATTCATGACTGCAGAATGGCGTGCATTAACACAGCCTTGGGGACTCGATTATCAGACAGCATTAACTACAAACTATCAAGATATAATTAAAAATGAAAATATGAAAGCTAAATATATAGACCTTATATTTAGAGATGAAACATTTTCACCAGAAACTTATAAAGAATTATTAAAAGATTGTACTGATAGAGAGATTGCACAATTCTTTAGAGAAAATAAATTAACTGGTGTAGCTGTATCAACGTCGACGAAAGGAGACGTTGTGTTTCCAAAGATAGATGCTATACGTATTAATAATCGTGCAGATTTACAGGCTTTATTAGATCATCAAGACATCGCAGCGGTAGTACCAAAGAACATGGCAATGAATATGTTAACAGCAATTAACGACCATGCAGCAGACGGACGTTTAGTAGACGCAATACGTCTTATGAACTATACATGGAAGGTTGGTATTGTTGCAAAACCTGGACAAATACTACGTAACTTTTTTGATACTTATGTTAAAAACATAAATGAAACAGGACGTAGTATAAAGACAGAAGCTTATAAACGTAAGGTAGCTGGTTCTTTAAATGATCTATATAATGAAATCTATGAAAAATGTTTTGAATTATATGGTGATATATCTAATAAACATCTAGATAAAACACTTGATAGTATGTTACAAAATTCAAAACTTAATAAAGAAGAAATTATTATTCTTAAGAATGCTATGTTATTAGTTGATAGATTAAATAAAACAGGTGCCTTAGACTCAGATGTTATGACATTAAGAACGATTCAAAAATTATATAATGAAAGATATCTACAAGGTTTTGATAAACGTCAACAACAGTATATAGATTTAATACAAGAGATACCTGGTGTTAAACAAATGCTAGATACAAACAGTGCTATAGAACGTAGTGCTCGTTTAGCTTTAGCTTTAGATACAATAAATAAAACAGGAGACATCGCTTCTGTTATAGAAAAGATAGATAATGTACATTTCAATTATGCAGATAAAAGTCCTGCACTTCAAAAAGCAGAACTATTTATTCCATTTAATGTATTCCCAGTTAAGAATAGAGCTTACTGGTTAAATGGTGGATTCAAGACTAATGATTTATATCGTATGATATACATAGGTTTAAGACAAAGTTGGGGTAATGAAAACGGTACATTTGGACAAGTCTTCTATAGAGATAAAGATGGTAATATTAAAGTAGATAAGTATGCTGTTGAAGCAATTACTTCTGGTAGTCTACGTTTTGGAGATTATATAATTAAAACAGGCTGGTCTTATTTAGACGCTATGAATGTAGTACTTAATCCAGTAGGTGAATTACAAAGTAGACTACACCCTGCAATTCAATACGCTATGTCTGGTGGTAAAAATGATTATCTAGCTTATTCAATGATTCCATTTGTAGGTCCTGAAATCTATAGATTAGCAAAGAAACAAGGTGTTAATAGAGCATTAACAGGTTCTATGTTTACTAATGATTATACTATTAATACATTACGTAAAAATACTAAACTTCTTTATAATAAATACCCTACAAAAATATATCAACCTAGAATATCTTATGGTAAATATCCTAAAGTATCTTATAAGGCAATGCACAGTTCTAACAGGTCTGTGGCATTTAAACAATACTATGGAAAAGTTTCATTCAATAGTATTTATAAGAAACTATATCCTAAAAAGAATTATGCTATTGTAAATCTAAAAAGATTACAAGCTCGTAATCCTAATTATTACAGTGATATACGTAATGTTGTTAGTAGTGTTAAACGAATCAAAGCAATGTTCCGATAAAAAAAAGAGAACTCATCGAGTTCTCTTTTCTATTGTAAACAATCCTTATTAGTATCACAAGCTTTAATATCTGCAACGATTACGTAGTCATCACGTTTGATATAGTACAGTTTGCCTGTCCAACTTTCGTCGAACCAAGCTATTAGATACCCATACTCAGCATTAAGTCCTTCGATTTCTCTTTGGACTTGAGTATAATAATAAGGAGGTATGCCATATTTATTAGACATTAACTTGATATGGGTTGCGATATCATCGCTCTTCTTAGTTACTACTATCTCTTTCATTTCTTTTATTGAGATATCTTTCTTATAATACTTCTCACCAAACTTACTAACAAGTTTAGCTTCGACAGGGATTGGTTTACCATTATCATTAACGAATACACCATCATAATTTAAACTCATATATTCGTATTCTTTAAAGATGTATGTATTCTCAGGTTTATATATTTCTTTTCCTATTTCTTCTTGTGCTTTATTTAATATAAACGGTTCAAGGTCTGCACCTTTTCTTACTATAGGTTTTTCACCTACAGCTTTTTCTTCTTCAGTTAGAAACTTATTATGTTTTTGTTCTCTTAGTTGTTCTAATGATGTATAAAGATTCACACCTAATAATATAGATGTATCAGAACCACCGAATGTATCTTTTCTAGACAATGCAAATGCTTCTTTATCTTCTAAATTTGCTTTGAATCCTTTAACTAATACACCTTGTTCCTCAATAATTTTATTAATTTCAAAATCTTTTTCCATGTGTTTTCTCCTTAATTTTTATTTTTTCTAGATTAGGATCGTCTTTTAAACCAGGCATTCTCTTTTTTAATTCATCAACTATATCATTATATTCTAAATCTAAGTTCATTCTTTCTACTGATATCTGGTTTATTCTATTAATCAAATCTATTAAACTTGTTTTCTCTAGAGTCCTCATACCAATCATCCCTTCTATTTCTAAATGTTTTAAAATGAACTGCATGTCTTAATGCATCACGTACATGGTCAGATACTATTGTCTTTCCTATTTTATAGTTTCCATTCTCTTCCCATAGATAATGTTTTCTAACTAATAAATCATCAGACCATCTAGTTTTAACACTTACTGCAGATTGTGTAGTACACCAGTAACCACGTTTATAACATTCGTAAGTTAATACACCAATAAGTCTAGGTGTTTCTAGTATACTATTTATTTGTTGTTCTGCTCTATTATTATACAATCTATATTCTTCTATTACAACTGAAGGATAATATCCTGCCATACTATCTAATAATGTAACATGTGCATCCCAATATTTAAACTGGTTAGGATACATTGATGCAGATATATAACCAAACTTGATTACTTTATCTGTCTTTGTATCTAATAGTACCCAACCAGTTATTCCTTTACCTTCTATAAAGTTACCACTTGGATCAATAGCAAGTATATATCTATTTTTCATTGACTATCACCTCCACTTCTTCTAATGTATTTACTTCTTGTTTGTCTGCCCAAGTTGTTTTAGATACTTCTATCTCTGCAACGATTGGAACTAGAGCTTCGGGATAATCTTGCATGATTCTTTGAAACTCAAATATCTCTGGCTCTTCACCTGGATATATTTCGAAACAAAGTTCATCATGTATCTGCATTTGTAATCTACTCTTTAATTTCTTTTCTCTTATATATTTATCTAATGCAATTATTCTACGTTTAAGCATATCTGCTCCACTACCTTGAATAAGTGCATTGATTAGTTTATGTCCTGTTACACCATAATATCTACGACCAAATAAATTTGTACCATACCCTGTAGATTTAGCTAGTTCATAACAATATGTATGATATTCTTTAACTCCTGGGAATGCTGCATAATATGAATCATCTATTCTTTTTATTTCATCGTCATCATATTCAGGGAACATTTCTTTTATCTTAGCATATTGTGCACCATAGTTCTTAGCAAAGTTAACACGCTTACCTATCTTACCTCTTAACTTCTTGAACTCATCACTATGTACATCTAAATCTGGAAATGCTTTATGTGTTGTAGCTGCATGTACATCTGTAGGTATCCACTCTTGTTCTAAATCTTCATTTAGATACCATTTCCAATCATATGCGTGTTTAATATGTTCCTTATTATTATAATCAAATTCTTCATAATGATATTGATATTGACCACAACCTATATCTCCATCATTTATTATTGTCTTACATTGATAAGGCATATATGCACGACATAGATTTAAATCTGGATGACCTACAAGTATTGTATACATTGCTTGTAATCTTAATTCTATTTGAGAATAATCTATATAAGTTAATAAACTAAATCCATCTGTTACTTTAACCATACGACGTGGGTCAAATAAAGGTTGATCATCATATGTTCTGATACCATACTTTGGAAACTGTTGGAAGTCAGATGTGATTCTTCCTGTTACAGTTCCTGCACTAAAGATAGTTGTATATATTCTATCTTCTTTTTGAATCTCACGTACAAATCTCATTAGATATGTTTGATACCATTTATCTAGTGTTCTTAATTCTTGTAGAATCTCAATAAACTCTAATGCTTCTGGATTTGCACCTGTGTGCTTCAAGTCTGCTATAACTGTATTTAATATTTCTTTACCAGTTGATTCTACTTTAACGCCGAATCTTTTTTCTAATGTATCTTTAATAACTTTAGATTGTGATGGCTTAACATATTCACCTACTAATTCTTTTAGTCTTTCTCTTCTAGCTAAGATATATTCTTTTAATTTAATTCTTGTTTCTATAATATAATCTTTATTAACTGCGAAACCTGTATCTTCCATACGAAGTATTGGTAATATATAATCACATTCCATTTGGAAAGTTTCCATCATCTTTCTAGCTTTGATTGCAGGCATACATTGATAATAAACTTCTGCTGTATAAATGATATCATATGCTGCATATATTTCTAGATTATCTTTATTTAATATATCATATGGCACATCTTCAGATTCAACCATTGGTGTTGTCATATTATTTCTTATTCTTTCAGGTACTTTATTATAATACCAATCATAATAAACTTGTGCTACATCTGGTCCTAACATTTCTGGTGTAGATAAATAATCAGATAATAATTCATCTAATAATTTCTTTGTCCACTTCTTATCTTTTAGTCTTAACATAGTTTTTAATTCTATATTAAGTGTTGCTGAGATAGCTGTACGCTCTTCTTTTAATTTCTTTTGGAAGTCTCTTGCACTTCTATCTATGAATTGTTGTGTGTATTCTTTAAGACCTAAAGGTGGACCACCGTTTGCTTCAGTTAATGCATCATGTGCTAATCTTATACAAACTGTAGTATCAACACACTTTATTGAAGGTATAGTAATACCTACGTTCTCTAGCATATGTAGATCAAAAGATAAATTGTGTCCAATTAATGGAATGTTTTTTATCTCAACTAATTTTAATACTGCATATGCTGTTTTTGCTAATATCTTTTTACGTGCTTCAAATACATGAACTGTATCTCCTTCAACAAAACCAAATTGTAACAAGAATGGTTTGTCTAATTTAATATGCACTCCTGTTGTTTCTGTATCTAGAAACACTTCAGATATATCTTTATGTTTAAACTCTCTAATAAAGTTTAATAAATCTTCTTTATCATCTATATAACTTAATGTATAGTTTGGAAACTTACGCAACGTTCTCACCTACCCTTACGATTACACCATCTCTTATCACTTGTGCCATTCCTTTTCTAAATCTTTCTGTTGGTACTACATCGAATCCTTCGAATCTAATAAATAAACATCTAACTAATTTAGCTATTATTTTACTGAAGTCTTCGTTGTTTAATCCTGTTGCTATTTGTAGATTAGATTTACTAATACGGGATACTTGTTCTAATTGTAATAGTAATGCTGGTGTTGTATTATACATGTCTTGTAAATCTTCAAGACCTGCTTCATCTAATATACTATATCTCTTTTCATTATCTACAAATTGTTTTAATTTGAATGTACTATTATCATATATACTTATTAAATAGTTTATTGCAAAGTCTACATGTTCTTCTTTAACTATTATCTTTTCATATGTATCATCTGTTGATACTAAATATCCAGCTACTGCTATTGCAAGTCTTGTTACTTTCTTCCATGCTTCAGTACCAAATATTTTTATATAACAATCGTACTTATCATTTAATTCATTACACTTAGTTATTATATACTTACCAACTTCTGCTGTAATGATTATTTGTTCTGGAGTTCTACTCCATATCCAGTGGATTCTATCTCTATATACTTCAGTTGGTAATGGTTCTTCAGCTATCCAGAATGGATCTATTTGTTCATTACCTGTTTCACCCATTACTAACATTAAATCGAATCTTGCTATATCTTCAGCAGTTCCTATTAAATCAGTTAATACTTCTATACCATTAGGATATGAACTAATACTTCTAATACTTCCTGCTTCTGTCTTAACATTTGTTAATGTAATCATACGAACTAATGCTGGTAATTCTACTGAACCAGATACTCTAGCGATTCTTACTTGGTTACTAGATTTAATATCTGTTAATTCTTTTATTATATTAGCATTACATTTAGCTAATTCTTCAAAGATAACTAAACCTCTATGGTTTTGTGGTATAAGTCCCGCTCTTGTTTGATAGTTACCATTTACTTTATTACTACCACCAATAAGACCAGAAACTGTAGCACTGTTACCTGCTAAAGATGCGAATACTCCAAGACCATATAATTGTTGTAGTGCTAATGCTGTACTAGATTTACCTACTCTACTTTCAGCTACAATAATTGTATCTAGATATCCACGTATTCCTTTTGAACTACCGAAATTAAATTCCAATACTGTATTAAAACTTAAATCGATAGCTTGGATTAATTTGTTATATCCATTGTACTTAGTAAATGCTTTAACTCTTTCAGTTAACCAGTCTACTCTTTCTTGTACACTTCCTTCTAAGTTTTTAATAACATCTAAATGTTCTTTTACTTCTGGAGTTAATTTAAAATTACTTACACTATCAGATGATTCTTCCATATCCATTATAATCATTGTAAGTTGTTGTCCTTTATATGGATGTGGAACAATCTTATAAGTAATTCTATATTTCTTACCAGCTTCTAGTTTCTTCTTTAATACATACGCTTCGAATTCTATACTTGTGGTTTTCTCTACAGTTGTATCAAATAAATCTACTACGTTACATTTATAAACTGTTTCTTTTGTTGGTTTACTTATGGCTACCTCGTGTTCTTGCTTTGGAATCTTTAATAACTCTCTTATATGTTGTCTTATCTCATCTTCAGTAAAGTTATTATCCATAAGTTTTAGTATGTCTTGTAAGTTATTCTCATCTAATACCCAGTTAATTGTTGTACCTAATAACATTTTATTATTCTTAGGATCTCCTGTTATAGATAACTTCTTAGCTACTATTGTAGTTGGTACTGTTAATGCTTTCTCATATGTTGCAACTACTTGTACATTAGATTGTACTACACGATTAACATACTTTGGTTGTGTTGCTTCTATTAATGTAACGTTTGGATACTTAGTATCCTTAACTTCTCTTGCTTCTTCAGGTGTGAATGGTTGTGTTCTATTTATATAATAAATTAAATCATTCTTTTCTCTACCATACTTCGTAAAGAAATCTGTTATGTCTTCACCTTTCTCTGTGCATACTTCATGGAATCCTGTGACTACCTTCACTTCCTTACAGTATTTAATAATCTCACAGGCTACACTCTTTGCACCTTGTATTCCAGTATCATCATTGTCATAACAGATAGCAACCTTTCTGTCTTTAAATTCTTCTAACAATATTGGTAGTGCTCTTTCTCCACCTGTTAAGGTGATAGCATTGAAACCTTTGCTTCGAGCTACTGCCATATCTTTTTCACCTGCACATAGTATTGTCCACTTAGTTTTATCACTTTCACGCCATAGATCAAATGGAATAATAAGACCACTTGTAGCACCATATCTACTACGTATCTTGCCTTCCTTTAATCCTGGTCTATAACTACGTACATCTAAAAGTCTATTATAAATTATTACGGGAAACGAAATCTCTTCACCCATTTCAGTGCCAAGCTTTAAATCATCTCTGACTTCATCACTAATACCTAGGCTTGAAATTAATTCTATTATATTATCAGGTCTCTTTAAATTAGTCTCCCAATCAAATACGTCTTCACTGTTTTTAAATGCACGTTGTAACTCTGTTGCTTTTTCAAATGTTGTACCTAATACCTTAGCTATAAATCCTACTTCAGATAAACCTTCTCCACACACTTTGCAATGGAACAATCCTTTATCTAAATTAACATGTGCACTAGGATTTGTTTCAAAATATTCTAGTCCACTTTCTGTGTGATGCGGGAAAGGACAGCATACAGCTGTCTCTTCCTTTGCGAATGTTGCATCACTGAAATATACTTCAAAGAACGACATTTTAATATTCGTCGTCTTGTTCTATTGCTGCATCGATGTCAGATTTATCTTCTGTTTTTTCAGATTCTTTAGCTACAGGATATAGTCCTTGGTTTTCTCCAGAGTAATCCACTACATTATATCCTCTATCGTTTACACCAACATCTATCATTACTTTTCTATTAGCAATTACTTTAGCTATATCTTTAAGTGTTCCTTCACCTTCAAGTTTAACTTTAGTTGCTTCAAGTAATCTACCAATCTTATATTGAATGAATGGGATTTCGCTTTCTTGATAGAACTCATTAACGAATCCTCCATCATCTAGTTTGAATGTTACTTTTAAATTTTCATTACCACTTTTACTTGTAACCATTTCAGATTTGAATACTGTACCAGTATACTTACCTGGTTCTACAGCTGAGCTTGGTTTATCTGTTGGTAGTTTATCGAAATAGATTGCCATATTATTTATTCTCCTTTCCATCTTCTATATTTATTATGTCACCTATTAGTTTGAACTTACGCTCATAATATTTTATTAATGAAGTCGCATCCTTTAATTGTTTTTTATACGCTTCTTGTATTTTTGTGAGAGTTTCTTTATTGTTTTCTTTCTCACTGTTTAAAACTATTTCATAGTTTTTTAATTGTGTATCTTGCTGCTTGCAAACATCAACAAGTTCTGCTTTAGTCATTTGATCATATTCGATCTTGTCAACTTCTATTTTTTCTTGTTCCATAATATCCTCCTATTCTGATACTAACTTTCTATATAATACTTTTAAAACTTCTAATGGAATGTCTTCTATTTTACCTGTATATCCTTCTTGTTCTTTTAGATTTGCCCAGATAGATTTCTTTGCTTGGCTACCTGCACAATATTCTTTTATTGCTTTGATGTAATCTTTCTTTTGTTGTTCTAATAATACTTCAGAATCTACACCTTCTTCAAGATAACTCTTTAATTGTTGTAGAATTTCTGGAGTAAACTCATACTCTGTATCCACTGTAAATATAGGATATCTTGATTTAAGAATTAAACCAACTGGGTTCTTACCTTTACTATCTCCAGGTGATAACATTCTTATTACTAAGTCTGGTTCATACTTTAATCCTTCTTGTTGGATTTGTTGTTCACCTAATGATACTACTTTATTCTTACCTTTAGTTTCATCTAGTTCCATTCCGAACTTTTCTTTACTTCTAACTGTAACAATAGTATGTAATTTATCTGAACGAACTAAATCAAAGATTAATTCTTTTTCAGTTCTATTCTTTTCAGTTCCCCAACTACGGTATTGGTCTAATCCTGCTTGTTGTGCTTCAGCTACTGTGTCTAGTAAACCACCTTTACGATTCCACATGTGTGATATACTATCCATAATTAATACTTCAGCACCTTCATTAATTGCAAGTGTTCTTAATGCATCATAATTACTAGGTGCATAACCATCGTCTTTAGTAATATCTGCTTTATTAAAGTTCTCTAGTTTTACACCAGTATGTAATTTGTAATCACTAAATAAATCTAATGATTTATTTTCAGTATCTATTGCAAAGATTTTATCTTGGCTTGATGCTAGAACAGATGCGATTGCTAATGCTAATCCTGATTTACCTGAACCTTGTAGCCCTTCAATCATTATACTAGCTTTGACTTTCTGTCTCTGTGCTTTCCTGAACTGTGTCGCTATCATCGTCCTCACCTCCTCTCTCGTATGTTGATGATAAGAATGTAATTTTCTCACCAACTATTCTATTAGATTGTTCTAGATGTCCTTTGACTCCGATGACATCTCCTGTATGACAGTACGCTCTAACATTTGTCATGATACTATGTGGTAGATCTACTGATACATACCAAGATTCATATGTATCAGGCGCTGCTGTTTTAAGAATAATCTGTTCATCAGTTATCTTTTCTAATCTAGCTACTAATATTACTTGATTCAACATGTGTCCTCCTTTCTAGATATTTTCTATAGTCATTTATTAAATCGGTTTCTTTTACTTTTCTTGCTATGCTTTCTTCTATACTTTCTTCATATGTCTGTTGCATAACTAAACTATATATAAGATGTTCCTTATGTGCTAGTTCTTGTTTAGTTGCTACGAATCTATCTTCTGCTTGTTCAAGTACTCCAACTGGTGGAAACTTATCAGTGAATATAGATGCTTCAGCTGTGTCTAATGTTAGTCCTTCTTTACCCGCGTCTATGTTTATTAGTAATCTTTTAATATTACCATGTTGGAACTTATCACATAATTCTTTACGTTCTCTATATGATACATTTCCTGTTATTAAAGCACAGCCTGGTAGTTCCTCCTTAAGTAACTCTAACCATTTAGTAAACTTACTAAAGATTAATATTGGTTTATCAGGATAATCTTTTATATAATTCTTTAACCAATCTAATTTAGGACTCTGACCTTTGAGCCCCACAAGCTGTGGGCTCAAGCAAATTTGTCTTTCTTTTATTAGATTATCTAATACATTTATTGTAACTAAATCTTCTGTTTCAAAGTTCTCATTTAATTCTGCTAGATATTTAAACTGTTCTTTAGTTGGTTCTAATTTAATTGTATGATATTCTTTATCTGGTAACCATTCCATTACATCTTTTCTCTTACGTTGTGTTGCTACTGCATCTAAGAACTCTTGTAACTCTTTAGTCTTATCCCATCTTAATCCTGTTATCTCCATCTTCTTTCGTGTTCTAGTTACAAACACTTCACGTTTATTAAAATAATAATCTATGAATCTCCAATAACTACTAAAGATTGTTGGAAATAAAAAATGTAAGATGCTAAAGATATCTTCTTGTTTGCTTATTGCAGGTGTACCTGTTAAAGCATATCTGTTAGGGATCTTACATAAACTGAATACTGCTTCTGCTTGTGCAGTTTTTCTATTAGCTATTCTATGTGCCTCATCCACTATCACACATTCTATATCTTTATGTTTCAATATTGTATCAAGCATTCCTGTCTTGGTTAATTCTATTATACCATCATTCGATTCTTTTTTGTGAAAAACTTCTCTTAAACTTTCATAACTTATTACTGCACCTTGTGTCCAGTTATCTAATAGTTCTTGTTTCTTCTTGATAGTACCTTGAATTGCTAGACATTCTAGTCCCGTCCATCTAGTAAATTCTTGTTGCCAATCTAATACTAATGATGACGGACATACTATTAATACTTTCTTAAACTTCTTTATATTAATTACTTCACAAATTGTTGGAGTCTTACCTGTTCTTTGTTGATTAAAACATCCTGCACATTTTCTATTAGCTAAGAATAATGCATCTTGTTTCTGATATTCTCTTAACTCTTGTGTTACTATACAATTTGGATCTAGTTTTTGTTTATGTAGCTCTGCATATTTCTTTAATATACTTTCTGTGAATCCTAGTTTCTTAAGTAGTGTAGGTGTACAAGGATATACTTCTTCACCATCTACTCTAGCTGTTCCGGGTTCACTCTGCATTATCGGTGTCGTGTACTTCAAATGGGTCAACATCAGATATCACCACGTTTTCTGCATGTACTTCTTGGGGGTTAGGAGGTATATAAGTATATATAAATACTGGTCCTTCTTTAGCTACATTCTCTTTACTTTGATTTAGTAATGTATTTAATAATTGTGCTTGTCCTGTTGATTTATTATTCTCTATGTCTTTTAATAATAACATTACTTTACTTCTCTTTATTAAATCTAGTTCTTCATTAATTGCATTAACTACTTTAGGATGTGTAATAAACTCTTTCCAATCTGTTGGTTGGTATGCATAACCTGTCTTCTCAGCTAATTCATAATGTGTCATATAGATTGCATCTGCACCTATATCATTAAACTGTTCTAACATTGCTTTCATCTTCTCATCTTTTGAGAAGTCTATGTCTAATACCTTTGCCATAATTCCTCCTATAATTTCTTGAACTTATCTAAACATTTTAAAAACTTATCTAGTTCTGTAACTGTTTCATCATCTGTTACTAAATCATATGTATATGTTAGCGCATAAGGTGCATTGATTGAATCATAATATGTTTTTTGTCCTATATGAAAAGTTCTTAGTACTTCTCTTACAGTTAGTTTTTGTTTAGTACTTAATATACATGCTTCAACTATACCTGGTTTAATACTTGATGATCCTAGTATTATATCTTGTACTAATGGTTTTACTTTAGTCTTATTTATTTCAAATAAGTCACAGAACAATTCTATTATATCATATACTACTACATTTCTATTAAATGCATCTAATATATTTTGAATACTTAAATAGAATTGGATTTCAATCCATCTCTTTTGTTCTTTATCTGTCATGTTTACCTCCATATTAACATTAAAAATAATAAGAATGCTACTGAGAACCAGAAATAATTTCCTATTTGTAATAGCTTATTATGTCTTATTAATTCTTTTACATCTTTTATAACTGGTAAAGATTCCTTTTGAAGCTTACCTAACTGTTTCAATAAATCATTTACTACTTCAGTTGGTATTAAAGGAACGTCTGTTTCAATTCTCCAACTACCATCTTTATCTTGTATTACTTCTACTGTATTAGTTTTAACTTCCATATCTATTCTCCTTTCTTAATATGACTAATATAAAAACCGACATCTGACTAAATTTACTTCAACTCTCGCCCAGAGCTTGAAGTAAATTTAGTGTGATGTAAGGTTGTGCGTTATTATCTTGATTCAATTAATCTAATTAATTGATTATATATTTCTATATAATATTTCTCATATTAATTTCTTTTTAATCTTCTTGTTATTTCTCTTTTTATTCTTGTTACTTTATCTTTATTATACTCTGGTTCTATACTTTGTAGATATGATATTTCTCCTAGTAGATGTTGTAATGATTCTCTATCAAAACCATCTGGATTTAATTCGAAGTTATGCATACCTGCTTTAATATATCTTTTACGTTTGGCACCTATTGTTATAGTATTATCTCTTGTATACATAAGACCTAAATTCCAGTTACGTCCAGAACTAGAACCGTATCTAGTTTTCTCTTGTTTAATTTCTAATGGTGTATCTTGTAGTATTTCTTGTATATCTTGTAATGTTCTTGTCCAATTCCAATTATTTTTTGCTGATATTAATATGTCATCTGCATATCTAGTATAGATATATCTTTGTTGTCTATCAAATTCATATAAATATTTTGTTATCTTATAGTCTATCGGTATCATTATTAGATTAGTTAATAGTGGGGATATCTGAGTACCTTGTGGTAACCCATTATTTAAACAACATAACTTAGTTAAGTTATCTATTGTTTCATTAAATAATTCTGGTGCTTTGATATACACATAACTAAATGGGTGTATTTGTTTTAATTGTTCTTTAATAAATTCTGGTGTGCAGTTATCAAAGAACTTTTTTATATCTAATTTAAGAAACCATCTTGATTTATTTCTTTGATGTCTTTGTAATGCATTGAATGCACTTCTTGTTTTAACATATGCAAAAGCTGCATCGTGTGTTAATACTTGTAAGTCACGTTCTAATATCTTTTTAGTATCTATTATATAATCACTAAGTAGTTCATCAGGTGCATTGATTTCTCTGAAGCCACCTGAATGTTTAGGTATTTTAAACGTAGTATAATGTGAAGCGGGATTCTCAATAACATTTAAAGCATTCTTTAAGTGTCCGTTTAATACAATCATAGTTTGTATTATATACTCATTCGTATACCCAGGTTTATATTCTGTATTTAATGTACGTGTTAGTACATCTTTAGGAATCCTATTTAATTCTTGTGATTGTAGAGTACCTGTATCAAATAATAAATCTAGATTATATTTTCTTCCACGTATTATCTTATAAGTTAAATACATATTATCTCCTTTCTATATTAATATTGCTAGTAGAAGTAGCCCGCGTCGCGGAGCTGCAGCTGGAGTCTAGATGGATGTGGATTATGCATTGGAATGTCTTCCTTCATGTAGAATCTGCATCATCTGGGCAGGATCTTCAGCCTCTTGGGGACGGTGATTGCTAGTTCTTGGTTTATCCTTTTGTACCAGTTAATCTGATTAACTGTCCTTTGCTTTCAACTTACAAAGTTATAACCAATATTAATATTCTATTGTTGTATAGTTATATTTAAATGCATCTAATAATATTATATTTTGTAATGGTTTACCATTTACAAAGTTAATCATATTAGATACTGTTGCTGCTGCTGTTGTTACTACTGTTGGTGCGACCGAAAGCGTCGTACCGCACGCAGATACTGGTGTTGCTTCTTTAGCTTCTTCGTCGCTGAATTCCATAGTTCCTATGAATTTCTTTTTGTGTTCTTCATTAGACCAATCACATGCATAACTTTGTGCATCTGTTAATCTCATTCTTGTATCAAACATTGCTTTAATGTTTGGATTGTATTCATTATCTTTTGCTATCTTATGTCTTAGTTCTATACTATCTACACATAAGAATACATAACCTGATAATGCTTGATTACTATATCCATTTTGATACACTCTTTTAATTGCTTGTGGATTTATTTCATCCATCATTTGTTTTATTGCATCTACCTTTTGTTGTCCTACATATTTATGTGTGTAATATTGATTCGTTACATTCTTTTCTTCTACTTTATCGAAGTCATAAATGTATATATTTTCTACTCCTAATCTAACTAATAGTTCTAGTACTCTAGAACCCATTGCACCTACACCTATTACATGTACTGGTGCATTAAGTTTAGTTGGATTAAAGAACTCTAAATGTTTTGTTAATTCCATTAATAACTACCTCCATAATAATCGTTCCACCAAGGTGAATCTAATTTTCTTTGTGAATAATATAATGATTCATCTTCAGATAATTCCCATGTAACTACTGCTGGTTTATTATATTTAGATTCATCTACATCTCCCCAATATGCTATGCTCTTTGTATCTTTACCTTGTTTACCTTTAACTACTACAAGTTTATCATATTCTTTTATTCTTTCTTTAATATATTTAATTGTCATTTGTTTATCTTGTGAAAAGAAATTAACTTTTAAAAAGTTTGCAACTTGTGATAGAGTTTGTTTTCTTAATAGTCTACCTTCGTGTGTATGTACATCTAACTTATCATCATCTAATATCTTTTCTTTAAATAATGATTCTTGTTTAGCTGATGGTTTCTGTAACATTTCTTTTTGTTCTTCATACCAAGCTATGTTATCTTTGTGTACATCTGGTAAATATATATTTAAATCTAGATCACTATATAATATATTATTTTCTACATCATATAACCTAAGTGTCATTGCTTCATGTTTATTAGTTACCATTATAATATAATAGTCACGTACTTGTGTAAGTAATCTTGTGTAATAATCTTCATCTACACTTGATGGTGTTACTCCCATGTTAACATGTGAATGTCCTTGGAATCTCATATTATTTAATACATCATCTGGTAATTCCATACACCAGTTAGGATATAGATCATCATCACTTTCTACAGTTACACTTGTTATCTTTTGTGGATAAACTAATATATCTGTGATAACAAATATTCTTCCTTGTCTATGTACTACACCATGCCATGCTATTTCTACATCAGTTTCATCTACTAATGTACGCATTTTAATATATGCTGTCGGTGTAATATATATTGTTGGGTCTTCTACATCTGGTAATGTTTCTTCTAGTATCTTACTAGCATCTAACTTTAAATCTATTTTAGATAAGTCATAGAATGTTGTATTCTCTAACTGTTCTAATAATAACTCTTTAATCTTTTCTTTAGATTCTGTTAGATTAATCAGTGTTTTCTTCATGTTCCGCCTCCAATCTATCTAATAATTCTTGTGCTGTCATCTCTTCATCTTTATATTTTACATAATAATATTGCGGATTGTTATTTAAATAACTTTCAAATCTATTTAATACTGCAGTATCAGCTAAGTTAATACTTCTAGTACTTGTTGCTAGTAAATCTCCAAGAACTGTATAGTTATTTTCTTTTACTGCTTTATCTAATGTAACTTCAAATTGTCCTAAACAATTAAAGAAGAAATGATGTGGATTGAATCCCATTTTATATCTAGCTAAATCATCAGTGTATGGTCTATCTCTTAATACTTGTACTCTATTACCAAAGTCTCCGTCTGCAAATCTTAATACATAATAAGAACTACTTATGAAGTACCCATTATCTTCTTCATATAATGCTTTCCATAGTTTTTTAAAGTTATTTGAATCAGGTAAATTGTTTAAGATACAATCTACATAGTCTTGGTCATAGATATCAAGTGGTGTTCTAACTAATATATATAGTTTTCCATTATCTCTTTGAATGTTTTTAATACAAGGGTGTTTTAAGAATGTGTGAATTGCTTCTTCAACTTCTGTTGTATCTTCATTTACTGCTGCGAAATGTTCACGTTCATATCTTTTTAAATTCTCAAGTGCAGTTATGTATTGCTCTTTAATATTATTAAATACATTTTGTGCATGTTCTAATCTATCTTTAGATCCTTGTGTAATACTGTTCTTTAATAATAAAAAGTATTGTTCTTTATTTAATTCAAGTAAAATTGTTTTGATGTACTCTTGTTCTTCAACAGCTCTTACTGCGTTTAATAAATCTTGTTTAGGTTTTCTAGATAATTGTGTGAATCTAATCATTTGCTTACATAATTTTAATTCTACTTCTGTCATTTGTGTTTTAATATCTTCAAATAACATTGGTAATAATGCAAAACCTAAGAATAGTTGTGAGTATCTATATCTTTCGATAGTTCTACTACTCATAACAATAACATTATTTTCTAAATAACCTACACGAAGTTTAATATCCATTTCATATTTACATAGAGCTTCTTCAGTTTGTTTAACTATAGCGTCAACTGCTTCGTTAGTTTGGAATCTTGCTTCTGTACCATCAAAATAATTATCAATAAAATCTGGTTGTTCTTTAATAAAAAAGATTCTACAATTTGCATCTGGTGTTTCAGATGAATAGTTTCTTATAAACAATAATGGGTTATTAACTCTTGTTGTATCTATTCCACATGTTGCTATCTTTATATTATGCATTGCATACATTAAAAGATATTCATCTAATCTTTGTTGTCCTATATACGCATTGTCTGCACAGTCTGCAGGTACTTCTACTTTTCCACAATGTTCTTGTATATAGTTTGTAATCATTCTGTCATAATAATTTATATTTGTTAATCCAAAAAACATTTTATCTCCTTTCTAGTAAAATAAAAAGGGAGTCATAAACTCCCTTGATATATCACTAAGCGTTATTTGTTTTTACGATTGATGTGATTAAACATTTATTTGTAATGTTCATATCACCTAAAGTTTTGTCCATATAACCAGCAGGAAGTGGTGTTCCATCTATTGAGATTTGTGTTACACCATAATCAATACTGTTATCTTCTAAGATTTCTCTGATACTTGTAGTAGCTGGATACATCTTAGTAGTTTTTCCTGTTGTTGTTCCTATAATTACATTAACCATTTTCTTTCTCCTTCCTTAATATTTAAAACTACTCTGCAGCTTCATCAATTTCAATAATAAGTTCTTCTTTACCTAATGCTTTAAGTGCTGCATTAACTTGAGACTCAACCTTATTAACTCTTCTTAGTACAGCTTCTAGATTATATAAATCTTCATCATCTAGTGTACCGTCTTCGTTCATATCGAAGTCACCTACTGCTTTACCTTCACAAAATACTACACCATTTCTTGAGAATGCTGTTTCATTTGCGTTGTCTGTAGTAGCTACTCTAAAGATCTCCTCTCCTGTTTTTTCATTTGTAAGAACTAATGCTTCTTCATTTAAAGCTTCTAGTTTTCTTACGTTGTCGTTATCAATTACATCTGATGTAATTCTTACACGACCTTCAAATATTTTTGCTTTTGCCATTTCTGTTTTTCTCCTTTCTTTAACGCGGGCACTGGCAAGTGGCGCGGTAGCATATGCACTACTTTCTACTAACTATATATTGCTATGAGAATATCAAAACGTTCATATTGAACCACCTCTAGTTAATAATACTTATTTTAATTTTCCTATATAGCTAGTAGGAAGTAATGTACATGCTGATAAATATACATTACTTAAGGAAGTGAACTTCAGTATAGTGATATATCAAATCCTGGAGTTAATAAACTCCTCGATAGATACAAGCTGATATTGATATGTAATTACACTAATTATAAAAAAGAAAGTACAGATTATAGTACGATGATACTTTCTTAAAGAATAGAATAAAGGATTTTTACTCTCGTCGAATATATAAATTGTCATCTAACTTGTATCCATCAAGGAACCTATTAAGTTCCTCACACAGTAATAAAATATGTTTTCGATTGCTTTCACAATCTATTTATATTATACCACACAGGGGTGGCGTAAGCCAACACCCTATGCAGTTTCCTTATAACATTTGTCTTCTAGATATGTTTCATTTCCAAATGATACACATTCAAACATCTTTTCTTCTGTTGGTAGTATACCAAATGGATCTCTTGTATATTCAAAATTATTATCTAGATAATATTTGCATTGTTGATATGCTCTTAGTTTAGATTCGGTATCTTCTGGGTCATAATCTACTGTATATAGTGGTGCAAATGTACTAATGAATCTATCTAAGTCTTCTGGAATTTCTCCGAAGGTTTCTTCAAGTTCTTCAGTTCTTTTGCGTTTCTTATAATCTTCTCTATTTGCTCTACGAATCTTTTGTTGTTCATCATAGATTTCTAGTACTGGATTCTTAACTGAATACCATTTTCTAGTTTTATCGTCATAGTGTGTACTCTTCCAGTTTTCTTGATCAATATATACCTTTTCATTATTAACTAATGCAGTTATTCTAGATACTGGTAATGGTTTATTTACTTTTATTATCTTTTTAGTACCATCTTTTTGTGTTACTTCTTTATCAACTTTAATATTTCTTGGTCTATCAATTAGATATTTTATTAATCTAATAGTGCTTGGTAAATAAGTTTCCATTATAAATCCTACAGGTTCTCCGTATTTTATTTCTGGTATTTCTTTATACCATGCGTAATGTATTCTATATTCTCTTTCTCTATACTTCTTAATTTCTTCTTGTGTAAGTTTTCTTTCAGTTACTAATAACATGTTCATTTCCTCCAAATTAATAAAGAAGCAGAGCCTAGAACTCTACTTCTTCGTTTGCTTTAGCATCTTTATCTGCTAAATATTTTATTCTATCATAGAAGTATGTAGTACCTTCTACTATCCAAATTTTGAATTCTTTCTTAGTTGCTTCTTTAAGTATTACATTATCTCCTGGTTGTTTTCCTGCTTCATATCCTAATTGTTGAGCAATATTACTTATTGTTCTAGGATAGAATGCATCTCCACAGTTATATCTGTGTACTTCTCCAGGGTAATTTAGTAATTCTAATACGAATTTATAGTTAGGGTTTCCATTTATATCTGGACCTACTGTAAATCCTACTAGTTTTACTGGTTGTTCTCCTTGGATTCCTCCTACGATAGTTTTCTTTGATGCAACTGCATCTAAGTTTAATTCATATTTCATAATCTTTTACCTCCTTATTATTTAATATAAATTATTCTAAGACTTATTCCTCATAAGCCTTACACTGGCAAGTGTAGGCGAAACACTTACTACTGTAAGACTTATCAGTTAAACTCCTAAAAACTCCTAAAAACTCCAAGTTTTTATTACATTCTTAGGTAATTCTGGTAAAATGTTTTCTAATTGTTCTACTGTATATCCTGCTAGTCCTGTTCCTATTGGTGTTAATAGGAATTCTAATTCAGGATGCTGTTTAGTATATTCTATAAACTGTATTATATATTGTTTTATAATATCTAATGGTAATGTTCTTAGATATTGATCCTTAGTTGGTATAGCATAACATCTACCAGTCGGTCCAATACCAATGCCATATCGTGCACCAAAATGTTGTCGTGCATATAATGCAGAACCTTTGCCATGTCGTCCAGCAAGATTTGAACCGAATACAAATATTTGATTTGGTTTTAATTGTGTAATCATTTATATCACCTTCTATCTCTTAATGGTTTAGTGTTGTAATAATAGGTTAGTTTTGGAAAGTGGTAGCATAAAAAAAACACGTGGCTTACCACATGTCTTTAAAACTATCGATTTCAAGAACATCTTCAATAACTGGTGTTAGTTCTTTTTCAATGATACGATAATATTCTTTCCACGCTTTTTTGATAGCGACATCGCACATAGTTTTTTGAGCATCAGTCATTTTATTTAATTTTTTAACTGTGTCATTCCAATCAAGTTGTTCAACATGGTCATCGTGGTATTTGTTATACACAGCAATGTCCCTGTTGTATTCTTTGATGAAATTATATACTAAGTCTCCTCTCAATTTTTCTGATTTAATGTTTTCCATTATATTTTCCTCCTTTACATAAAGAATAAGGCAAGTGTTCTGAATTGGTAGGACAAAGTCCGTAGCAATTCAGGTAACACGGTACCTCAGATATAAATACAAGTGGCAAGTATAACGATACGCCGTAGGGCAACACTTGTATTTATAGATGACGGTATGCCATTCTGGCTATGGAAAGGGGGAAATAGAATGGACTTAACATTCCAGAAAAATGAGAGGTTAGACTTAGTTTGATTTCACAAAGAATGGCAGGGCATTGCACAGTATAAACAAATACCTACTATGACCGAACAACTGATTGGAACAGTTAAAAATGGAATAAATGATGCCATAAAACTGTGCAATGGCGCTAGCAAAGTGGAAAGAAAGAAGTTCATGGAATGAACTAACACTAGTTTATTAGCCGTTCAAAAATCATAGTTGAAGAGCGTGTGGTAAGTAACGGGTTTTACATGGGCTATAACGCGTGCAATTCCGTTGCAAAAAACCAGGGCTCAGCTAACGGTTCTTAACATGCGAGTGTCTTTCTGCAGTCTTGTCGCTCGTCAAATCGATTACGGCTCAAATGCACTTGCGACACTTCGATTGAGTTCTTTTCGTGTGTCCGTCGGAAAATTGAAACATGAAAAATAAAAAATGTGCGTTTGAGATACGATTTTTGTATTTTTGTAAACCATTTTACTTAGTATATATGTATATTATATGTAAATAGTATATATGTTCGTATTAATATATATAAATAAAAAATACAAAAATTGTATTTCGATTTGATGAGACTGAGATACGGGAAATGTATCTGGATTTTTGAAACGGAATAAACTAGTGTTGAATTGGTGTTTGAAATACGGAAATCGTATTTATTTTTAGGTTTTTTAGAAATCATAATTGAATTTTGTCGGAAGTTGGCTAGCAGTCTAGTATTTCAAATGCCAATGGGCTTCTTCTTTCTTGACACGGAAAAACGTAAAGTGGGAGCGGTATAGTGGGAGAAGGCTGGGGTGGGTTCGGATTATATTATTTTATTATTTTGTTATGTATTACATTGTGTATTTTAATTTCTATTGTGAATTCAGGACACCATCCTTGGTGTTTATATCCTTTTAATATGACTGTCCCAAAATCTTTTTGTATTGTTTCTTCTATTATATAAACTTTTGTTTTAACATATTCTGATATTACTTGATTTATAGTACACTTTCTGTAGCTATAAAATGTTTTATTTCTATCATCCTTAAATGGATACTGAACTGTTTCTTTTACTCTTATCATTTTATTTACCTCTTTTCTTGTTTCTCTTTGGTATAAACTTTTCATTAGTATATATTATATGTCTTGGTGACTTATAATATTTAGGTTTACAAGGTGGCTTTATACCTTTTCTTTGAAGCATTTCATCTATTTCTTTTTTACATATAATCCACTGTTCTAAATAACTTATTCTTATGTGTCTTTTATGTTTTTTATTGTATTCATCTACTGTAAAAATTGTTATTAATTCTCTATAATCACTATAATTCATTTTATTTACCTCCTTTTATTTTTCAAATTTTTCTTTTAGATATTGTATTCTCTTTATTGCTTCTTCATGATAGTATTGATCATCAGGATATTTTTCAGAGAATATTTCTCTTTTAAGTTCTGCTGTTTCTTCGTCTTCATCTTCCGCATCTTCTTTTATTACAATTACTTTACCATTTTCTAAAGCTTGTGATAGTTCTAGATATCTTTTATATTCTTCTAGTTCTTCTTTTTCTATTATTGCATCTATTATTTCATCTTCTATATCTTCTATATAATACATTTTAGTTTCCTCCTTTCTAGTTATATTGTTTTTAATTTTATTTGTGTTCATATTTTTCACTTCCTTTCATCTCTCTAGGGCTATGAACTTTACCCTGGGCGGACCTTAAAATTTGCTTAATCCGCTTCACTCTCTTGATACTCCGTTATTTGTGTGTGTGTTTATTAATAAAAAACACAAAACATTATCTATACAAAAACGACCTTGCGTGCTACACTTAAAGTATGAAATCTATATATGCTTACAGGAAATATATTTCATACGAAATGAGCCACCACAGGATCCGTGCGTGGTTCTACTACAAACTCTATAGGTATTACGATAAACGCGATCTATAGAATAGAAAGGAGTTATATGATTAAACCACACAACATACCTATATTTGTGATACACCAACACGTACATAAGACGTATCACTACCCAGAGTCCAACACGCCAATAGAGCATCAGGTACACCACTGCCATCACCACGGTATTATAGATAATGCTCCACGTAAGAACTGGGATTCATGTTGCTGTATGTACCCTGGGCACCACGCTGAAATGCATCCGTATATGCACAATCCACACCATGGAAATCTAGACGGACCAGAAAATAGGAGCTTCCTATTTCCACCAGCTATATGTGTACCATGTAATACAGATCATGCACTAAAGCATTACAGCCATAACTGTAACTGCTACGATGGTCTAGGTAATTATTATCCAGATGAAAGATGTCAGTGTAGATTCCACAATCCAAACAACCAGATTCAACACACAGAACACTATGAACCACCATTTAATTCTTTCCCTGAAAATAACATAGACTATCCAAATAATTTCTATATAGATGAGGAGATGAGAAAATACTATGAGTAATCACTACCCACATCAAAATAGGTACGTACCTTCTAAACTATTACCTACTCATTATTACAGAGATCATAATGAGTTTGGTATTCCATTTAAAAGGTACCCACTTAATTTTGATGAACACGAGGAGTCTGGATATTACATAGATTTCAACCAGACACACCTTGTGTACGCTGTGCCTTGTACAGATATTACTTTCTCTAAGAAGTACAATAGGGACGACCTTAAAAATGAAACTGTTGATACAACTGCTGAGACTAGAGAAACAGTAGGAACAACTGCAGCAAGGTACCACAATAACACACATTCAAGACATTACCCACACTGTGCACACTCAAGTCACGTGCAAGGGTTCGACGTCTTGACTATTACAAAACTTATGGATTACGAATTACAATTACACGACGTAACTCCAGAAAGACTTAAAACATTATTCGAAAACTTTGCGTGTCCAAAAAGAGACACTGTTGTATTCGAACACGTGTGGATGGAACAACATAAGTTCTTATCTAGATATTTCAAAGTACATAAGAAACCACTTCTAGATTACTGCTTATTTAGATTCCCTGAACCACCTGTATGCCCTGGACCTACTCCACCAACACCAACAGATCCACCATATGTTGTCAGTGTAGTACCTACACAATACTACCTTGACCCTGAAACATGTGCTGTGTCTGTTGACTTACTTGTTACATTTAACGAGCCTGTAGATAAGACTGCAGATACAGATACATACGAAGAAATATTTGGTGTAATAAATCAAGACGTATGGGATGAAACAAAACGAAATCAAACTATTATAAGTGTAACTAAAGATGAAGGTCATCAAAGTGTATGGACTGTTAGAACAACTATTGACGGAGCATATAACCAAAGCTTAGATCAAATAGATGTCACAGTACATTTACCAAAGGTTACTAATGAGGCAGGTGTTGCTGGAGAAATGGATGCACTATTCCATATTGATTTAGAAGAAGCATTTAACCAACGTATTAGTATGGTATATGAAGACGTTGTTAAAGACATTGCTAACAACACAACTACTATTTATATAGCATTTGCTAAACTAGGTAGTCAGGCTGAAGAAACTGTATACGCTTCTGGTTCTCTAGATGCTGTTAAAGAAAAATTTAAATTATATACATGGAGTGCTAGAAATGGTGGAATTACTGTAGATCTAGAACCAACTGTTATAAATCTAAATGTACAACACGAGGGACATAACTGTATCGAAGTTATTTACCCACAAGCTATTAATAGACCTTACCCACAATCTGAAGGTGAGATCGATGAATCATATAATGTAAATTACACAATGTACGGTTACATATTCAAGACTGCAGATAATTACTACAACATAGAAGAAGGTGCTGAAATTCAAACAAGTGTCTTTGAAAGAGTTATAGAGCATTATGAGTTTGCTAATGTAGCTGCACAAGAAGGTTACTTAGATACACTTCGCGTACTTATGCCTGCCAATAATGATGATACTATTTGGACATTCCTAGGTGGTGTAGGATACCGTCCTTATAATGATTACGATACTCCAGCTATAAATGCTACAAGCTATTCTGTTGGAGAATACGATTCTGAACTTGGTGGATTCTGGGTAACTTACACATTCCCTGAATTTGCAGAGGATGTTAAATATTCATTTAGTATACTTGGTAACTCTTTAGGAGCTAACCCTTCTGGATACTACAATGCAGCATTCTATGAATCACATCCTGAAGACCCACCAGTCCCAACACACGGACCAGTATTAAATACTACAACTCAAGAAACACGTACAGGTGATTATCCTTATGTTGCGAGATTTGTATTTGACCAAGATGTTGAATACGTTAATACAGGAAATATATTTATATCTCCAGCAACAAACGTTGATATGACTACATACACAGACGATATGAGTCTTGCTGAGTTTGAAGCATATGTACAATCATTCGTAACTTATGCAAGTCCAAATACTCTTGATGCATGTTTCAGTAACTCTTTAGATGCAAACCTTGCAAAGGAATTTATGGTAGATAACCAAACATTACCAGCAGGAACAATAAGAAGTTACTTAGAAACATCTAACCCAATGGATATTAAAAACTACTTGATTGGATTATTTAATACATTAGACTATGTAGATATGTTTGACTTACATGGTGATAATGGAGACGCTGTACCAATCTTTGTAGAATACTTAACTACAATAGCTGCAGCTAATAACATATCGCTTACTGACATCACTACAGATCCTACATATAAGACAATATTAAATTCTGCATTATGGGCATTCAGTGACTTAGTTACATACTTTGCTAATAATGAACATGCAGTAGATACAGAACTTCAATCAGAATTAAATGATATATATAATGACGTGCCTGGAACAATGCCAGCAAACGATGTAACATTAGTTAAACAAATCATAGACACAATCGCTAGTAACTATACTGTAACTGTATCTGATTTATTAACTGATACTACTAAGGCACAAATGTTACATGAAACAATCAATCATTGTATTAAACCATTTGCGTTATATTCAATACTAAAAGATTTCTCAGAAACTAGTGAGTATACACAAATAGAAAATATAATAAATGATACACATAGTGGTGTAACTAATCTTGTTCCTGTGTATATAAATAATCAACCATTTGATTACTGTGGTAGATTACCAGACAGTGGTTCAGATGAACTTGTTGCTGGTCTAAATAGTAGTTGGGATTCTACTAAGCCAAGTAGAGTAATATTCCAAACAAATGCTGTACGTAATCCAGAAACTGGTTTCATAAATAATGAAATAGAATTATATTTACCAGCTTGGCAAGGACCAACACCAAGTGCTCCACAAGCTACAAATATAGCAGGATATCATAGTAGTACAGCATCACCAGCAGAGTACTGGTTTGTAGTAGACTTCGATAGCCCAATCCAAATCTTAGATTCACCAATATCTGAATTAACAGATGGTACTAATGAAGCTAATGAAATGTCTTACGCATTAACAAATGATGATACAAGATTAGTTCTTTATTACGATACACCTGACCCAGATTGGATTGCAGATGCTGACCATTTAGATTTAATTATATTAACACCTACAATAGCTGCTAAAGATGATGCTTCAGTAGTAGTACCTACTTTAGTAGAGGAAGGAATAACAATAACAGACGTTACTCCACAAGAAGCACATATTACAGGTTCTGCATATACATATGATTCAACTATGCAACATCCTTATGTAGTACGCTTAACACTTGATAATGATGCTCTTGTATCAAGTCAAGTTACTAGTATTACAGATGGTACTAATACTGCATATCCTGCATCAACATATATATCTACTGATCCACAAACAAGTGAGATATACTATGTTGCTGAGTTTGATGTTCCACAAGGAACAGACTGGATAGCATCAGGAGCTGGTAACTTAACTGTTAACGTACCAGCAGATGCATTCACTAGTCTTGATGGTGTACCTAATACAGCTTATACAGATACTAATATAGGTTTCCAAAACGTATCACCAACAGAAGAAGTACAATTCTATGATGGGTTTGATGGTTCTAGATTTATGACAACTTTCGTTTCTCACGGAAGCACAGTATCTCCAGAACCAATTCCAACACATTCTGGATATGACTTTGATGGTTACTATACTGATAGTAACTACACTACAGTGTTTGATTTCACACAGCCTATTACAGGACCGACACAAGTTTGGTATAAGTTTGTACAACACGTACCAGTGCCTGTTGCACCAACTAATCAAACACCAACGTCTGGAGGAAGCTCAGCATATCCAATAAATATCCATTCATTTGGAAATAATGCTAGCCACTTATATTTGTATTTGAAATATAATACTAAAATAGAAAACGGACACAGCTATATTCAATTTACTAGTGATAGTAAATTAAAATGTGAAGGACCTAGTGCTTACTTCGGTTATAGAATTAATCCAGTTAAGATTACAGTACGTGGTGTTGAATGTATTAATAAGAATATTTACAACACAGGAACTAACTGGGAAGAAAGTTTTTCTACAAGCTGGATAGACTTAGGTGCTGCTCCAAGCTCTGGAAACGCTACAATTAATGTTTATGCTTCTAGTGCAGCAACTTCTGGTTATACAGGATTCGAATTTAATCAAAACTATAATGGACAGATTGCTTACTTAAATTAGCATTGACATTAATTACTACATAACATATAATGAACTTAGGACGGTTGTCCTTAGTTTTAAACGCAGGGTGCCACTACCCTGCTTTTGTTTTTAGGAGGAACTATGAATATAAAATTAGGAGAAGATTCTCTTGATGTTAAAAGTTATTTATTCATCGGAGAACAAGAAATAAACGGAGAGCGTAAAGCCTGCGTTAGTGTATGCCCTAGTACACCATTTACTACTGCGTTAGATTTATATGCTACGCTTGGTAAACAAATATTAGATGGATATTTAATTTCAGCATTAAAGAATCCAGATAATAAATTAAGTGAGAGTGAACTTAAAGAAAAGTTCTATGATGCATTTAATGTATATGTATCAAATGTTCTCGCAGCTTTTATTCCAGACAAAGACCTAAGACCTGATATGACTATGGATGCAATTATGTCAAAAGAGAATGAAATAATTGAAGAAAAATATTCTCATATCAACAGAGAAGACAGAAGAAAGGCAGCAAGAAACATTGCTAGAGAAAAAAAGAGACTTTCAAAAATGTCCTAGATGTGGTTCGAAATTAGTACCAACTCTGAATTTACTTGAAGGACCTTCTACTGATTGGCTTGAATGCACAGAATGTAACACCTACGTGGATACATACATTCCAATGCGTCACCAATACGAGGTGCACCGAGACGCACACAGGATTCTCGGTAACTTCGGAGCTTTTGGTACTGGTAAAACTAGAACAAGTGAGAAAGAACTCGAGAAACATATCTTAATTACTCCTGGAGCTACAGCTCTTGTAGGTGCAAATGTTACTTCTCAGTATGAACAAACTATACAAAGAGACTTTGAACGTAGTTTTCCACTGGCGTTTATGAAAAATAAGAGTCAGCAAAAGTCTTACATTGACTTTGTTAATGGGGCAAGACTATTGTTTAGACCATTTGATGACCCAGATAAACTACGTTCTTATAATTTATCCTTTGGTTTAATAATAGAAGCATCAGAATGTAACGCTGATGCCTTCCATGTACTCAAGACGCGTCTAAGAAATACGGTTGCATGTGTGTTTGAAGTCGATGAACACGGTGAAGTTGTTAGAGATGAGAACAAAAAGCCCCATGTTTTGTACGATTGGCGTAAATTGTTGTGTGAAAGTAATCCAGATTCGGGTTGGATACGCACAGATTTGCTGTTAGTTGCGGATAAAATCCATAAATATGGTAGTGTTGAAGCTTCTTTTGAGCAAGACCCACTAGAAATTGACCCAATGATCTCTGCACACGTCGCTTCAACTGACGTAAATGTGTACTTACCACCAGATTATATAGCTATGAACTCTAAAAATAAGCCAGATTGGTGGATTCGTAAGTTTATTTATGCTAGTTTCTCATTTGCAGAGGGGCTTGTGTACCCTAAAGCTGCGGATTCTTTCATAGATCCTGTGCCAATCGACCCAACTTGGTTAAGAATTGCAGCACATGACTACGGATTGTCTGATATGGCTACGTTTGTCTTTGGTGCTATCGATCCAAAGGAAGGATTACTCTATATCTATAAGGATATTCGTGTAAATAACCGTAATATCAAGGAGCTTGCTGACATTTTTAAGGAAGCAGCCAAGGATATTCCTATTGGTGGGTGGTACACAGTACCAATCATAGACCCAAAGAGTAACAAACGTGACTTTAATAAGAAAGATTTGATAACACACTACTCAGAGTACGGTGTTCAATTCCAACCTGGGTATGTTAATCTAGAAGCTAGAATATTTAGACTTAATACCTACTTCGAAACAGGTAAAATTAAGATATTTAATACATGTACTGGTCTTTGTAAAGAACTTAGAGAGTATAAGTTCCCTGAAAAAACATTAGGACAAACTAAAAATACTGATAAACCTATAGATGCACGTAACCACAGCATCAACCCTATTGAGTGGATGGTTATGGAGTTGCCTGCAGACCCTGCACTTATTGATAGAAGTGTATATAATGCTATGGGTAAAAAGATTTCAGAAGAAGTTAAGCAATATGACCATGGAGGATGGCAGCTAGAAGATACAGATTATGTATCTGGAGACGATTACTACGGTGTTGATATGCAAGGAATATATAATTAGGAGGTAGTATGTTATATTTATTTAGTTTTATTGTTGGTTTCTGTGTAGCAACAGTTATATTTAATAAACCTATTAAGATAGAAATAAAGCAAACTTATAAAGAAGAAAAGGACAAGGTTAGTATACCTATTCCTGAAAAACCTGAACAAGAATCTGTTAATGATAAAGAACTTAATAAAGTAAAACAGGAAGTCTATGCAGGTATAATGAATGAATTTTATGGAATGGATGTGATAGAGGATGGACAAGGAAAAGAAAAAGACTAAGGATATCTATGGAGATTATTTATTACCAGGAAACTTACACATTACTTGTTTAAAAGAATGGTATGATACAACAGAATCTGCTTATGCAAAACCTTTAAAGCGCATGCGTATATTAGATGGTGCTGATAAAGGCAAGCTTTGGGAAGTTGTTCACGCTAAGTTTCCTAGTTATCAGATACTTACTGATACAAATCATATGAACTATATTAAAGAAAACATACTAGCTAGTGTATATACTGTTACTAAAACTGCAGAACTTATTCCTAAATCACCAGATGATGTAGATTTCTGTACAGAGTTTAATTCTATATTCCAAATTCTTTGGGATAATATACAGGCTGGAACATACCAACGTAAGGCTGGTGAACGTGCAGCTTTATTAAACTTAGGTGTTACACAAGTAGGATGGAGAAAAGATATACTTGATGGTACACCAGGTCATTGGCATAAGGGTAAAGTTGTATTTAAAAATATAGACCCTATGAAGTTTAGACGTGATCCTTATGCAACTAATCTAGAAACAAGTAATTATTGTTATTATTATGAAGATTATTCTGAAACTTATATTAAAACTAATAAGAGTTATAAAGATAGAATAGAAGAAATCCTTAAGACTAAAGGTAGTCTTGATACTGCTGTAGTTGGTGATACTGTTGTTAAAGATACTGAACGTAAAAACAAAGAAGCAAACAGTACTACTAAATACCACAGACTAACTTTCTTCTGGGTTATGTGTGAAGCAAATAATGAAGACGGTTATGCTATACATGAGATTCACTTATTAGATAACACTTATGTACTTCTTGTTAAAGAAGCAATACAACCTAATATGTATCCATTCTCATTATTATATTGTAACGAGCCAGGTGAAGAATTAGTTGGTAGTTCACCTGCTGCACTTCAGTTTGCAAACTCACTTGCATATAATATGATGGGTACTATTCAAAGTACTGCTGCATATAAATCACAACGTCCACCAAAATATATTAACCAGCAATCTGGTATTAATATAAGACAGTTTACTAAATATGGTAACGATGCTGATGCTACATTTGTAGTTAATGGTGATGCTACTAATGCTGTGCACTATGGACAATTCCCAGCATTGCCACAAGATATGCAAGTTACTAAGACACAACTTGGTATAGATATAAAAGAAAACTCAGGATTAGATGAAAGATATACTGGGCGTGATACTGGGTCTGTTCAAGGAACAGGAGCTATGGATGATATGCTCACTAAAGTATCTGCTCGTGATGATATAAAGATTGCTTTGTTTGAAGACTATACTAAACGTCTTGCTGAACTTGTTGTTAATAACTATGTTCAATTCGGAGATAAAATAGATTTCTTAATTAAAGATCCTATATCTCAGAAAGAACAGACTATTCAAATAGACTTCAGTAAGATAGATGATAAGGTTCGTTTTGGATACCAATTAGAAATTCAAAACTATTTACCTAGAAATAAAGCAAGACTTGCTATGGTTGCTAATATGTTACTTGAAAAGCAAGCACAATACCAACCAAACCCAGAGATTATTACAGTTGAAGAATGGTTATTAATGCAAGATATTCCATTCAAAGACTTAATATTCAAACGTATGGGAATACAACGTAATACGCATTTCACTGAACAAGTCGCTCAAACACTTACTCAGTTCTCTGATTTAACAGAGGCAGGTGTAGAACCAGATCAAGCTGTTAGTATGGTTGCTGATACATTACAACAACAACAAATACCAACGCCACTTGGAAATGTAGCTGCAGGTAGTACTCAAGCTGCACAACAAGGAAGTTATCCACAACCCCCTGTGGATAACATGACTGGAGGTGGAAACCTTGGCTTGTAGAAAAGGTGGAAGAAGGAAATAAAGTCAACTATAAATAGTTGACTTTTTCCTTTTCTATAAATATAATGTAAGTAGATAGGCGTGGCTTCCACCAGCCCTTGTTGAAAATGGTGTGTTGCCTAATCTACCTCTGTAATGTCGGCGATTACAAAGAAGGAGGATATAAATGCCAGATTCATTACCAAGTAATACAGATATTCCATCTGATATTGCACAAGTTATTTCTGAACTAGGTGGTCAACCAAGTCAGGAACAAACATCAGTAGCTAATTCTACTGAAGAAAAAGAAACAGCTAAAACAGAAACAGAGCAACCTTCTGAAACACAGAAGGAATCTAGTGAGCCTGATCAAGAGAAATCTAATAAAGCTTTTGCTGAGATGAGAATCTCAAATAAAAAGTATAAAGATTTCTTTGATAGAATTACTAAGGTTTCTGGTTTAACTGAGGAGCAATTTATTAATAATATGCTTCAGAGTCTTGATGCTGAACAAGCAAAGAAACAAAACACATCTCCTGAAGTTATTCAGAAGTTACGTGAACAAGACGAAAGAATTTCTCAGTATGAACAACGCGAACGTGAAAAAGATTTCATGAATGGTCTAGCTGTTCTACAAAATAAACTCAGCTTATCTCAAAAGGATCTTGAAGACTTTGTTAGAGATACAACGACTAAAGGATTCGATTTGATGAATAGTAAATTAGACTTTGAAACTCTATACAAAGGAATTTATTTTGATAAGTTAGTTGAAAAAGAAGTAGAAAAGAAAAGACAAGAAATGATTACAGCTCAAACAAAAGCTGAAAGAGCGTCAGTTCCTGGAAACACAACAGGCAAGACTGACAAAGAACCTATTGCGATTAACACTATGGAAGAATTTA